TTAGCCTCCAAATAGTTTGATAACTCCGTATATTCCACCACCCAATGCCCCTGACCCAGCAGCAAACGCCAGGATTAGTTCGATACGAGATAAGCGATATTTGATTTTCGGAACATCTTGCAGAAGGTTAGCCACATTAAGCTCTTCTGCGCCGCATTTCAACTTCATTTCCCTGACCGACAGGATGACTTCATTAACTTGGTCTAACAACCCCCCTCTGCCGTTCAACCCCAATATCACAGCCCTCATCTCTATAACAGCATCGTGGGTTTCCTGGTCTCGTTTCTCTCGCTCTTCAACTGTCATATCCTTCTCCTGTACTGGTCTATTTCTCAACCACAGTAACTTGATATTGACCCAGGATTGTATCTCCTGTTAGGCTCTGTGCTGGTGAAATTGATTTTACTCTGACGTAACTAGCCGTGTTATAAGAGTAAAACGGAACTAGCGTCTGACTCTCAGCAGCGGTTGTCAAGCTGGTCAAAAGCTGGCTGGCAGATTTTTCATTGTATTCTTGAGTGCAATCCAACGTGAATGTCCATCCCCACTTAGACTCAATTAACCGTTCATACTCCAGCGCAAGATAAATCAAATCAGGAGTCAGAGTAGTCGTACTGCCTCTTGCATAAGCTACTTTAAATTGAATCTGTTTAAAAGCTACCCCCACACTAGAACCGAAGGCTACAACACTTTCTATCCCCGCATCGGCTAGAACGAGGGTGTCCAGCGTTGTCCAGCCCGTTCCGAGATTAAGAACTGCCTTATCAATTCTGTAGCTTATAGTCAAGGTCTCATCGGCGGTGGTACTCTTGGCTAACGCCCTGGAAGACAAGGCTAACTTGGCTTGAGGCCAACCGGCATCAAACCATGGACTATAAAAGGTTGCCGCAGTTGCGTAGGTACTGGCCGAAACCTTCAAGGGATTGCGCTTTGCCCTGTCTAATCCGATATAATAAACCACTCCTCCGGCCACGAACCAGAAACGATAGGCAAAGACTGTGCTGATTAACCCGCCACCCATAGCTTCGTTGGCCGTTCCGTCAACCCAAAACGGCTTCCATCCAGTTCCGTCATACCTCATTATCGAAGAGTAGTTAGAGGCTGAAATCAGCGAAGCATCCACAAGGGCGTAGAGGTCTCCCCCAAACCCAGGAACTAATTTGACGATACTACCTACATATTCATCGGGTAGCCCATCTTCTTTATCCAGCCCCATGCTTCGTATGGTCAAAGCCCCGTCAGAAAGACTGTATTCATAGACAGACATTCCCGCCGAATAATAGAGTCTTCCGTCTCTGACCGCCAACCCTTTGCCGTTATCGGTATGTTGAGGCACTTGTAGCTCTGTTGAGAGCCAGAGAGCATTAGTATAATCATGGGCATAAAGTCCATTAGTTGTACCCACGTAAATAATGTCATCGCCCGTTGCGTCTGCGTAGTTGACTAGAGAGTTAATCGTCCCCTGGCTTCCGGTATCCAAAAGAGCCTTATTCGTCCATGAAGGTGTTGCTGAGTTGGGCGCAGCCGAATATGACAATTGTCCCGTTGACGGTATCTTATTTAATTTGTTGTCCCAATGAATACCGAGATGGGCTGTACTGACGTTGGTTTCCGTCCATGTTCCCGCCGTGTCGACATACCAGTAGCTATCTGCATCACCGAGAAATACGTACATACACGAACCAACTGAGGAAATAACGTCAGTGATTGTGTTCGGGAATATCGCTTCAAGTAAATACGCCGCTCCGGTAGTAGAATTAAGTTTATAGAGGACTTTACCAGCCGCCAGATATTTATTACTGTTGAAGTTGCACATCTTGTTTGATGTGCCCTTTGTGGCTATTGAATAGGTTATTGCCGAGATTGTCCCTGATTTATCAGCTCCACCATCGCCTGTAATAGTAACTCGTATTCTGGTTGCAGCAGCATTTAATGTCCCTACCAAGGTTACGGTAAATGTGGAATTTCCACTTGATACAGTTTGCACATCGGAATCAACCGTACCCACACCATCATTTAAGACTAACGTACAAGTGACATCGCCAGCAGGTCCCGCCGTCTTGGTCAAGGTATATGTCGCAGATACGGAGACCAACTTACTTTGAAAAGCGGCTGCCCAATTAGTCGCATCATCATTGCGTGTATATGGAGAACCGCCAGTAAACTCGGCAGGGTCATTCCCCTCATAAGTTATCGTGGGCAAAGTTGGGAACGAAGTAACTGCCGTAGCCAGCCGTGGAAGAAATGAATGTCCCGGATACTCAAAGTTGGCAGAGCCGAACCAATAACGCTTTGAACTAACGAAATCTTCTGTGCCGATACCGTCCGTCTGCCCGCCAATAATTACCCAGGTAGACCTCTCTGGGTCAGAGTCTTTGGTGTAGTCTCCGATAACCTGTTTAGGCGCAAAACCAGAAGCCAGGAATTTATGAATCTGCCCATCTCCGCCGAGCGGATAGCGAATGGCATTTAAATCTATTTCATTAGGGTTGAAAACGATAGTCGGCATTTAATAAATCCTCATCGTGCCTATCGGGAATGAAGTCACTGCCCTTGGTCTGGCTGCATCTGCCCTGTCCTGACAGATACGATATTGCGCTTGATGACCTCTAGGCTCAGTGTCCATTCGGGTAATTCGTCTTGCATGTAAGAGAGCCGCCGCTTGGTTGATAACATACGTGGGGTCAATGTAACAAAGGTCAAAGTCAGTTAAAAGCGTGGGCTGATAGCCATACCCCTCAAGCCTAATGGCATACCCTGCTTGGAAATACTCATCCGCCCAATAGCCCGTAGCGTTCCATCCGTCAGGAATTGAATTGTTGTCCAGTCTTCGGAAGTGAAGCATGGGCGTGATTGAACTACGGATTATCTTATAATTTGCAGAGTCTAGCGGAGAGGGGAAGTTACCGTCACTATTGGCAACTGACACACGATAGATGTGAGTGAATCCGGCAGGAATAGCGTACTCATAAACCGAGTTTACTGTAATCAGGGACGAATCCATTTTTTCAACAACAGCCTGGTCTTTGACCAAATCAAGGGCTTCGTTTATAGCATGGAAAATCTCATCCCATTTGTACTCGGACATGAAGACATACTTATCGCCCGTTGCGGGGTTGGCTGTTGTCCATGCCGCCGTCACTGTAGCCGTTCCTGTAGAGTTCACCCAATCGGAGACAGTCCTTTCTTGCCCTTGCGGAGTTGCGCCATCAGTGGTTGACCAGATGCGTACACGGCTTACCGGAACGGTATTCTGAAAGTAATCATCAGGCTCAGTTCGGGATGTATCTACAACTGAAGACGCCCCCGTGCCTGTGCAAGTTCCGCCCTTCCAGTCTCCGGTCAGAATCCGGTGAGTACGTTCAATGAGTTCTGCCATTGTATTACGAAATAATGCCATCGCTGACTCCTACTTTATCTTGCTTACCACAACCTGCTTAATAAAATCCTTTACTCGTTGATTAGTGGCGAGTTTCTGGAGGGCTTCAAATTGCTTCTCGGTTATTTCAATTACCAGTCTTATTTTCAACGTGCTTGACCTCACCCTTTATCGGCGAACCGCCGCCAGTGGGGTATCAGATGTGGATATATGTTCCTTTATTAGGTTTGGTAGTTTTAATATCTCCGCCACGTCTTACACATCGTTCAAATAAAGCACTCATAACTTCCCGCTCCTAAACGACTCTCACTTTTCCCATGACAGGATTGGCAAAGAGTTATTAAATTATTAGGCGAATCATCTTGACTCTCTCTGTAAGGGCGAATGTGATGCACGCACAATTGTTGGCTTGCACCACACATTTGGCATCGGTTGCCATCCCTCAACTTGATTGTCTTGGTTAGTGTTTTCCAACTAGGCCTATTTACTCTCAGATGGGTTGAATTTGTTATACCCCCACGCCACCAATGACTATGCTCGCCTCTGTGAGCTAACCCCCTTATCTTTTGAGCCTCCATCAATTTTTCAGTGAGTCGGTGAGGTTTACACATCTTCTTCTTAGTCTCTTCTATGACTAGTTGAGCAAATTGATATGGTTTGGTGGCGTGAAAGAGGCACGACCGAGAGCAATAACGTTTTCTGATTATGTCTCTGTTATTCTTCAACAGAAGGGGCTTACCGCACATCGAACACAACCTTGCGACGAAGTGGAAATCGGCTGGCATGTTTCGCTCCTATGCTACTGAGTCCACGTTCATATTCGGAGATACAATACCTTTGGTTGCGGTTATGGCGTAGCCCACAATCGTATTTGCATCCGTTGAAGTGCTTGGAGCAGTCTGTGTATACATGCCATTGCTTGTGCCTTCAGCGACATATAAAGCTCCACCTGCGGTTGCTCCTGAGAATCTACCCTCGATTATCGTATCGCTGAAATAGGCAGTGATTTCCTGCCCATCTACCCCGTCCTCTCCGGCCACAGCACGGCATTGAATCACGCCGCCAGCCGTTGCCAGGGCACGTTTCCAACCGCCTGAATTGCCGATAGCGTCACCTTTAGAGACTGCCCCCACTATCTTGACAGTTGCCGGACTCCGGCCAAAGACTATAATGCCTCCGCTTTGGGCATCTGCAAAAGCCATATTAACCTCCTAAAGTTCCCATCGTTTACGGAAACGGACACCATTTTCGATTGACTTCTTACGAGCTTCGGGGTCTGCCGTCCCTCGTGTTGCACAGGCTAAATGATAGGCCGCCCCATAGCCTGAATAGATGACCTTCCAGCCTTCACTTTTCAGCACGAAGCAATTGTCTATATCGTCCCAACCCCGGAATGGGTGATAGATTCCTTCAGGTAATGTTTTGACGGCACACCTACGCAGTAGGACACAACACCAGGGAACGCAGGGACATTCATACATGTTGGTCAGGTTATGGGCGGTTAACCCATATCCTATATCGTAGGGGTCTCCGTTCTGGGGAACGAGCATCCCCGCATCCTCAATTACACCCGCAGGGTTTAGAATCTTAATCCCTATTACCCCGATGTCAGCGTGCTTCTGTAATAGATTCAAAGCGTGGACTTCCCAGTGCATTGAGACCGTCATGCTATTGGTCAAGACGGCTACAACCTCGTGCTTGGTATGTTGTAACCCCGCATTTATACAGGAATTGCCTTCTTGATACGGAGTCTCAGAATGAACTAGGGTAATGTTGTCACGTTTAAGGGAACGGATGTAGTCAGGAGTCAAATCCTTCGAGTCGTCCACCACGATTAAATGAAACGGAGCGCTGGTCTGGTCAATGACAGATGTTACGCATTGAGAGGTCAATTGAAGGTTATCATGGGAGATTACGATAATATCGAATGGCGGTAATGAGGACGGAACGTCAAGAAACTGGCTTATCTTATCGGTCTCAAAATTGACCTTCATTAGACTTTTATCCAAGCTATGCCTACATTCGCAGAATGGACGATATTACTTATGGCATAATCCCTAGCTAATTCTCGTAGGACTCGTGGTACTCCGAATGGTGAGACGCTATCGTGGAAGGCTACAATGCCATTGGGTCTAACAAGGTCATGGTATAGTTCCCAATCAAGCGTAACCGCTTCGTATGAATGACCACCGTCAATAAACAGACAATCAATCGAAGATGCAATAGTTCTTGCCTTCGCAACCACATCCGGTAAATGGCAGTTGCCGATAACGATATGCCTAGCCTTCAGTCCTTCCCTTAGTCTGAATCTCCAAACCAAATGTTTGTCTGCTTCAAGAGTGACAACCTTCTTGAAAATTTCTCTCCAAAGTATGTGAGTTCCCCCATGATGGCCTAATCCGATTTCAAGAATAGTCCCATGAAGATTCATTGCTTCCAGTACGTCAACAAATGTAAGGATTTCCTCTCTGACCTGTTGAACACCGAAATGCGGGTCATCGCCTGGTATGAAATCAGGTGGTACATAACCCCCATGCCTTGATACCCACTTGTCAAAACGAGGGATAGCTTTATTCAAGGGTTGCACTCTTGAACTTTTCCGTATCTACCCAGTTTGGCAAATAAACCACCTTCTTCCGATTTACGTATAAAGCATCCCTCTGTAAGAATTTCGAGATGCAGAAAACCACGTCAGCCGATTTAAGGATGTACCTGAATAGCCAAGCCGGAGTTTGAGGGTCTTTGATGTCCATATGGTCAATGACGATAGGTTTTCTGAAAAGACGAGAGATAATTAGCGCGGGAAAACCAGAGCATATAGAAGGCGCATGGGCGAATACTCTCCTGACACGGAAAACGTATGGCAGGCTATATAAAAGCATCAAGGGGATTGCCAGTGCCTTCAGCCATTGAGAGGACTGCCTGTTGACCGAGATTTCAACGTAGTCCCATCCGATACCGGGTATTCTCTTGACTCCAAAATGCTCGGAAGGCGAGTAACTTATAACGTAGACATGGCGTTGCGACTTTACCAGGAGGTCAACCATCGCATCTAACCGAGCCGAGCCACCTATGCCAACACCGGAAGCACAGGGAGCAAAGTAGAGTACCCTTTCTTTAGGGCATAAGGCCGAGAGAATGTCCCCAAGCCCCATAGCTTCGATACTCTTCATCCCCACTCCATGATGTGACGCTTTTTAATATGACCATCCCATGTGACGCCGATAGCACAGACATTGCACTCTGGAAGGGTGTACTTCCTAGCTTTCTGCCAGAGTTTGTTGTTCTGCCATTTCTCGATAGGGTCTCTCAGAGCGTTCCCGAAATCGTATTCCCCTGAAGCAACCTTATTCTTAAAGATGGTCTCCCCGCCACAACAAGGAAATACCTCTCCGTTCATACCTACAAGGACATCGGTAAAAGGGAAATGGCAGAGACGTCTGGGAAAATCGCACCCGAAAGGCGGGTCATCGGCTGTTATCATCTCAATCCCGTATAAGTTCGCTAGATTCTTAGCGTTGTTAAAACAAAGGTCTGACAATTCCTGATGATAGAAAAGGGAATCAGTCTCTTGAAGGTCGCCCATCTTTGAACGATGTTTGTAGAATTTAGCGTATCGGGCAGTGACCTTTGAAATTCCCAGATGCCTTGCCAGAATGATAAACTCACCAAGGTCAGTTATGTTCCTTTTGTGAGCTACGAAGGACATCATGGTCTGGTCACCCGGAGCTAGTTCCTTGTATCGCTGGATATTGTCTACCACGTTATCAAACTGGTCTACCTGCATCGTTTTACGGTATACATCAGGTCTGGCAGCGTTGACTGAGACTGACAAGACAGCAATTTTAAGTTTAGAAAGGTCTACTGCAAAGTCTCCGAGTGCTATGCCGTTGGTGGTCAGGAATACCTTCACTAGGGGGTATTTGTCGTTAACGAATCTGATAATAGGCAAGGTATCTTCGTTCAAGAGAGGTTCGCCTGCCCCAGAGAGGCAGATATTGTAAAACCTTTCAAGGTGAATGTTCCTGGCTATGACTTTGAATTTATCCAGCGTCAAGTCCATGCGGGGGTCATCGAAATAAGGAGCGACCATACAGAAGTTACACCTATCATTACATCTATTAGTTGTCAGGAATGAGGCTTGCCGTGATACTGTCAGAGCACGAGGGGATACCTTTCTGAGTAACGGATAGGTAAAGCCAATGTAAGGACGTAGTTTCTCTACCATATGCTGGCAGGTTGTCCAATTCAAAATTACTCTCTCCTAACACGATTAGTAACAGACTAATCAGCAAGAATCCTTTGTATTTCCTTCCGATGCTTCCACATCTTGTAGACAATGCTATGTTTACCCCCATAGGGTTTCGGTTCTCTCCACCATCGAGGGTCAGGATGATTTTCTAATCTGGGTTGCCACTCTCCGTCCAGGATAGCCAAGATGATTTGCTCAACCCACCAGTCACGTAGGTCGGCATAATAGATGTCATGTTCAAACTCACAGACTGCAATCTTGAAAATGGCATCGAAGAGAGGTTGACGCATCGAGTTATGGTGATAGGTGTTGAATTTCTCAATTATCTTAAGAGTCGGATGCGTATTGGCGCAGTTGGTATTCTCAAAGGTAGGCGTAGGGTATCGCCTGATAGATTTGACGATTTGTGGAATGACACGAATCTTACTCCACCAAGAAGTAGCTTTGTGAAATTTCTCAAGTCCCTCCATGAGGGGCTTTTTGACCTGATTTATGAAATATTGTCTGCGCCGATATAGGATATACTGACCGATTGACTCGGTTTGTTTGGTATAGAGGTCTGCAAAGTCGGCAGGCTCTCGTTTGCCTGCCTTCATTCTTTCGTATATTTGGTCTAGTAAGGGGTGTTCTGACATAAATCTCCAAGGGGGAGGATTGCTAGTCCTCCCCCTCTTTACGTGCTAGTCTACTACCGTCCACCTCATATAGAGGCCAAGTGATTGGAGGTCTCCGGCAATAGTGCCTTCAGGGGTAGCTTCAACATTGAAGTTGTACCCCGCCTTGAGTGCATCTGCGTCAAAGGCAGCCTCAATGTCGTTATAGCAAATCTTGTTATCTGCCAAGGCGGTCGGGGCGGCGGCGGCATAAGCCGTGCCAGTGTCACCAGTATTCGTGACACCATCTGCCGCAACGATAATGGCGGCGGATATGGTCATGGAGGTCTCCCCAATGCTGTTCCAGATAAGACGAGCTTTCTGAAGGGCAATGGCATTGGAGGGAATTTTACCCTGGAAATAAACCCGTTCTGTGGTGGTCGAGTCCAGGGCGGGGCCAACCCACTTAGGGCTATCAATCACACCTAGCCCTGGTTCTGAGGTCAGGTCTTTTTGGTTCGCTTCAATAAAGACCTCAAAGTCGTGTTTACCACGAATGTTAATTCGGGCGCGGTAAGTATCCACCGCAACACCCACTTGCTGAATGACATCGGCGGCGGTGGCCGGTCGGGTATGGGTAAGCGCCCCAGCAGTACCCGATACATAAAGGGCGCCATCTTCGGTATAAGGTGCATCGGCATCATACAGGGTGCAGGCTTCGCAGGCGTTGATTTCATCGCCAGACACGCCACCGTCCATAGCGATGAACTTGGCGTACAGGTTGGTAGCCGCATCAGTGGCATCAGCTTCAACGTATCCTGTTCCATTCCATGCGATAGCATCGCCACGACTTACCGTCCCGTTAAGGGTTACCTTAGTGATTCTTTCGGCATTTTCAATTACAATATCTGAAGACATTTTATTTCTCCTTTAGGCAGTCACAGTTCCGTCAGCATCAATGCCATCGACCTTGGCACAGGAACGAATGTCCTCAATTTTGAGACCGCAATACCACTTGATGCGTGTCCGTGTGGCATCCTTGGTCTCCAGAGAGCCTAGTTTCTCAACTTGAACTCTCGCAGGAGTAGATAGACCGCAACAGCCCTGCGGGTGCATGGTCAGGACGAAGATTGAAGTATTCCCGCCGCCTGTTGAAGCAGCATAAGCCCCGGCAGAAGCAGTCTCAGTGTCCAAAAGGTTGTCATCGGTAATGATTTCCATTTCATCGAACATCTGGATGGGCTTACCATATTCGTTGACGCCTCTTGGGAAGGCCGAACCGATGGAGTCCAGGTAGACGGAGATATACCGGCGCATCGCTTTGGTCATCAAGATATATTTCTTTTCGTTGCGATAACCAGTTATCAGGTCGATAGCAGACCGGAGCTTCGCCATAGAGAGGGCTGTTCCAGCAGTCGAACCAGCATGGACAGTGTTATAAGTCGTGCTGGTCAGCATTAAATGGAGACCGTCAAAGGATTTCGTGTCGCTCTCGTCATTACCATAGAAGAAGGTGTTGAGGAATTTGTTGTTGACCGCCGTAATCTTCTGCTGAATAGTCGTGGTCTCCATATCGATTTGATTACGGGTCGCTTTCAGGAAGTTGTCCACATCAGCATCACCGCCGAGATTCTTCAGAGTAACGGTGTACTGAGTGATAACATGGGTACTCTCAGTCCATGTGTCCCCAGGGTCGTAGAACTGAGCAGTCGGGGATGTCGTGACCACATCATAGGTCAGTGAGTTCCCCTTAATATCCTCAAAGGGCAGGAGTTCTAGAGTCCTGCTTTCCTTTGCCAGAAGGTCGGTGACTACCTTCTGGAGTATGGTTGTGCTGTATTTATTACCCTCAGTGAGGGTGGCAATAGCCATTTTTTACCTCCATTTATTCAGTATTTTTGAGTGCGAATTCGATTTTTTCACGAGGAGATAGTTTGTCAAAGTCCACGCCCGTATTCCCGCTTGCTCCTTCAGCCGCTACCTTTGTCGCTGGTTTCGCCGCTATCTTGGTCTGCTTAAAGGCCATTTCAACGGCTTTCAGTTTCATTTCGGTAGGATTGGAAGCTGTGGCTAGTTCGGTTGCGGCTGTCTTAGGCAGGTTATACTGAGTAATCAAGTCACCTACCAGTTTCCCCAAAGCTGCTTTGTTAAGTTCAGCCGTGAGAACATCCAATTGAGCCTTCTGTTCGGCCAGTGTGGATGCTTGAGTAGCGAGTTCCTGTTCTCTCGCGGCGGTAGCCTTTGCCCGTGCGATGATTTGCTGTGCCACAGTCATATCCCCGCCGGAGGATTCGACCTGCTTTAAAAAGGTCTGTTGCTCAAGTTCCGCAGCTCTCGCAAGCGCCTGTTGGTGCGCCTGTTCAAGTTTTTGGATATCCTCTCGCATCTTCTTGACTGTGCCTTCGTAGCCACCTTTGACGGTTGCCTTCGCTTCCTCGATGGCTTTAGCCAGGGCTTCGGGTGTGATTGTCTCCTCTTTCGGAGTCTCTGTTTTCTCAGATTCCGCCTTGACTTCCTGCGCTTCCTTGGTTTCCTCGGTTGCTACCTTCGCTTCTTCAGTTAGGGCAGTTTCCAAAGTCTCTGTGGAAGTTGTAGTCTCGTCATTACCCATAAAAGTTAAAAATCCTCCTAAATTTGCCCAAAATAAAACCCGCCGAAGCGGGTTCGTGGGCTATTACTAAACAGTTTTACTGTGTTAGCCTACTTTTGGCTGTTTCTCCACTCCTGAATTTCCTTCAGTTTGGCTGAGTTGATTCTTGCCGTTGTCCCGTAGGTGTTTACCCCAACACCAGACAGTCCAATGGTTGACAAGATAGCACTTGGTAAACCTTCAAGGGCATAAGCATCGCCAATTTCTTCTGCTGATGCCGGGGCGAAAGTTTCCTTTATAAATTTAGCCAACCCCGCCGTTGAGGCAAGGTTTATCTTCTCACCGACATAGTTTTTACCAGTCAAGATACTGACGATAGCTCCAATGCCAGGGGACTCTTTGCTCTGAGCAAACCTAGCTAAGATTTCACCCCTGGGGACGGGTACGATTCTCCCGTTCGCTTGTTTACGGCTACCCATCGTCCAGTCAATATTCCCTCTCGCATCAACATAAGGGGCTAATTGCGCTCCCATCCTGAGTATCTGTGCTGACCCTTGCCATAAATCTATGCGCTTATTACCAATACGCAACTTGATAACTTCCGATGAACGAGGGTCGCCTTCTACACTACCTCCCAACGCAACACCCATTCCCAGAATAGCGGCATTGACTCCTGCCCAGGCGAATAAGGTGCTCCATGCTTCTTGCCGTACTGCCTTTGAAGAGGAAAACAGTTTGACAGGCCACTCAAACCTTGAAGCTGTGTATCGAGGGGAAGAAAGTAATTTATTAAGAATATCGCCTGCCGTTCCCTTTAAGAAGTTGGGCATTTCGCCACGTCCAGCAAGTTCGTTCAAAAGAGAACCCATAACCTTGTATTCTTCGGGACTGGCTTTCATTTTGTCGAGTACCTTGACGGTCTGCTTGCCAACGTCTGTCACGAAATAGTTGACCGCTACACCAGCACCACGATTGGACATTCTGACACCAGGGATATATTTCTCAGCCAGTTTAGACGCCATTGTTTCAGGTCTATCCCAATAGGTAGCGTTGGCCTTTATATCGTAAAGGTCGAGTCCTAGCTTTTGAATTGCGTTCATTCTATCTGGCTCAGTACGTATCAGATTGTCTATTTCAAAGGCAACCTTATCGCTCTTCATTGCCTGAAAGTACGGCTTCCATGTTTTGAGCCAACTGACAGGATGTCTTGCCCCAGAGATACCGAGTTGCCTAGTCATCATGGACATATCAAAGGCAAACTTTACCGCCTTCGGGATACCGAGAGCATCAACTATATTAAGACCAATATTCTTTAATGTCTTGATGACGGTCTCCCTTGCAGTTGGTGGTAGCATGGAGAATTTCTCAAGAGATAGAATCGGTTGGCTAATAGCGCCCTTAACCGGAGTTGCTATTTGGGCAGCACCCTTGGCAGGGGTAGAAAGTTCCAGGATTAAATCAAGAGTTGCTTGGTCTATCTCTTTCTGTGTCTTAAATGGCCCAGCCTTAAAAGTGCTAGGCTGTTCAGGTATCAAGGGTTGCTGTACCGGAGTTAGTAATGGCTCTTGGGGAAAGTCTGTTTTAGTAACATTCTGCGGCTTGTTTGCCAAGTCTAATTTTAAGTTCGTCAACGAGCGTTCCCTTTCAGCCGCAGTACCAAATCCCGTAGTCTTAAATTCGCTAGGTTTAGCGTGAGACATTGGTATACCCATTGATGGAAGATTTCTCAGATAGTCAGCCAAGGCAGCGTCAACATCCTGTGGATTGGCCTTACTTGCTAAAAGACGCCTTTGCATCTCTTCTGGATTCGTGATAATCTTCTTGATTTCTGGATTGGAGTCAAATATTCTCAATAGTCTTGATTTGGCCGAACCGCCTTTTATACCCGCAATGTTAGGAATAGGCTTACCAGCCAAAGCGTTATCCAAAGCCGTCTTAGTAGAGGCGATTTCAAACGATTTCATTGCGGGGGGGATTGTCGCATCCTCGCCAATAACTTTAATGATTTTGTTGTAGGCCGCATCTACTACATCTGAAGGTAAAGTAAGACCAGTGGGCGTTCGGACATACTCACCTTTGAAAGCGGCGGTAGCCCTTTGAATTGCAGTTCTGGCATCTACTCCACTAGCTTGTTCCTTAGCCAGTAACTCGGAAAATCTAGCAGAGCGAGTTGCCCTGTCTTTTGCCCATATCTCTGACTGTGCCGCTAGTGCCTCTTCTGACTTTTCCCCCGATATTGCCTTACCGAACTTATTGAGTGCATCATCTATCGGATTATCTGCTACCGGAGGTACAGGCGGTTTCGTAGGGGGGACAACCCCACTAGCCCCTTCTTTTACGCTTGGGACTTCGCTAACAGGGGGCTTTGCTTCGGGTTTAGGTGTAGTTGGTTTAACACCAGCCTTTACGTCCTCAATTCTGACCTCGCTGCCACGTTTGCCTTCCTTCAAGGGGGTCTTCTCTGCGTATTTCTGCAAGAGGGATTCGATGTCCCCTTTACCTGCGCCTTCACCAATTGCGCCAACTTCTGACTTGGCATTACGTGCCACTACCTCGGCGTTCTTGGCTAGAGATTTCAAACCAGCCCCGGCATTTCTTAGAGAGATTAACGGAGGGACGGCGAGTACCACTTCTCCAGCCTTGGCAAGAATGTCAGCCCCAGAAGTCTTGATAGTAGAGGGGGATTCTTGTCCGCCACCAATGCCACGTGGCAGTTTAATCGGTATCTTAGGATTGGGGATTTCAAACGGAGTAGTGAATCCCTGAATAGCTTGCTTGATAATTGGTTTTTGGGCAATATCCTGAGTAAGAGAGCCAAAAGCAATGTTTTCTTTACGTGCAAGAGCCTGTAAGAATGATTCGGGTTGCACCAAAGGCGGGTTAATAGGATTGCCTTGCTCGTCAAACTGTAATGCCGTTCTCTGCCATTCCGGTTGCGTAGAAATATCAACTAATCCTGTCTTAGGCCGTGCAGGGTTATACTCTTCTTGCCCGCCCGTAACGGTATCAGAGCTGATACCACTAACCAATGCCTGATACCAGGGATACTGTTGAGCCAAACGCTTTCGGCGTTCCTCTTCAGTCTCAGGGACATATTTTAATGGATTATATTGATTTAATGGCATCTTCTACATCCAATTAGCAGTCGGAGCAAAGCGCTTCGGGGTATAGCCCCGCTCTCTCGCAGACAAATCCATGAATTCTTTGTACCAAGGGTATTGCTCTGCCTTAACTAATAATGGGTCTCTAGTCACTTCAGCCGTTGATTTCCCTTCCATACCCATACGTCCATAAGCTAACTGAGCTTTTGTGGAGTCTACATTACCACCTATGGTATGAAGTGCCCCCCACCATGCCTCACGAGCGCCAGGATGTAATATATCAAACTCGGAAGCTATCTTTGGGGCGTTGGCATTGATGAACTCTCGATAATTCTGATTGGTTTGCCCCTCGCCCATCTTTGAAAGTTGCAAACCAACTATCTTGTTCTGGGCGTCCATCGGAAGAGGATTAAAACCGGCTTCAATTCTGGCCTGTTTTTCAAGTGCCTGCCGTCTACCCATATTGGCTACCGTGTTAGGATTAAGGGATAATTCATAATCTCGGCGTGCCTGTGCATCTGCCTGTTGGTTATAAGCGTCCCAACCCCTAGCGATTGCGGGTTGCATCCTCTGATTTTCCGCAATGGAAGCGGCAGAAGTAAAAGTCTGGTCTTGTCCTGGTTGCTGCATGGCAGGCTGAAGGCCATAATACTTGTTCCACTCTTCAGTCTTTTGATTTTGCTCGTCAATCTGCGCCTGATATTCTGCGGCTTCCTTAAGATACTGATTATTGGTTCTTAGTGTGGCAACATCTTTTGCAGCAACTATCGCCAGTCTTGGGGGTTGACCTGGTGCGGAGAATACCATCGCAGTGGGTTTTTCGTCTGCGGATTTCTGTTCGGCTTGCTGTTTAGCCCACGTTGACTGTTGCTTTTTGAACGATTGTACCTGGCTGAAAATAGGCAAACTGGTATAACTTAAAGGCGCACCTTTAGTATCGGCTTGCCCTTCAATAGAAGCTAATTGCTGGTCTACAAGGTTCATCTGCTCAAGTTTCTGAGCTTCAGTTATGACGCCCTCAGAGACCAACCAATTAAGATATTCTTCTACCTGTTTTAAGAAATCCTGTTCGCCTTGACTTAACGGCATTACGGCGCTCCTGCTTGCTCAGGTACAGCATTCATCGCTCCACCTGGCAATCCTCCCATCATTTCGGAAGGCATTACGTCTGTAGATACACCCGTCCCATCAGGCGGCATACCCGCCCCAGGCGTACCCATCGAAGCATTCTGTAAAGGTGTTGGTTTGCCCTGCCCTGGCATCTGCCCTGTCATCATCATTCTTAGCCCCGCCAAGACATTCATAGCCGGCATATTTTCTTGAACAGGGATGTTGGGCGCATCGGCAAGGGCTGCAAGATAGGCTTTCCACATCCTGTTGACCTGAAGGTTGTCTCCGAACTGTTGGTCTTTCTTCTTTTGTTCCAAATCAGGGTCTTCCACCAACTCGTCCAGAATAGTCCGGTCAGACAAGAGAGGTACACCCGCAGCATCAGGCTGACGTGCCAATTGAGCCAACTGCATCTTTTGGGCGTCATCCTTCGGTAATGTGGGGATAAGTTCAATTTCAGGTATCCAGTCCTTCTCCAAATCGTCAGGAGTGATAACCTGTGCTTTGGGATAGCCGAATGTCTCATTACGGGAAGTCCTGCCACGAATGTTTACCGGATTCCATGCTTCCTTGGCGTACTGGTTTAAGAGTTGGATACAGTCCATCTTATAAGCCTGATTCAAGCATGTGACAAAAGGTGCTACCACTGTCTCCAGACTGCCCTGAAGTTGGTTGATGGCAAACCCTGAGAGTCTAAATCCGAGTTCACCATAAGCGGTATGTGGGAGACTCCCACGTTGTTTTTCGCCGGATACTAACGCAAGCAAAGGTTGAGTCTCCACTGGCATCGTAGTCGGTATGGCAGGCTTCACATCTTCTCCGATAGCTAGTGGGATTGCATCAGCTTGTTCGGAGTTCCAGATGTCCCTATCTATGTGAGACTTGCCATCCTTGCGCCATTCCAGCAAGGGAACTTTGACTGCCCTGTGGACAACAGTAATAAGGTCGCTCATAACCTTGTTCATTATGGGTTCAAGGTCACGATTAGCCTTAAAAGCAGACTCGCCTACAGAGGCATTTATTAAGGCATCCACCCGGCCATACATGGGGACTTGTGCCCCTACCCGATGAATCGTTACCGGATTATAGTCGAGTCCATGCGGAGTAGGAGGCTTTGCATAAAGGTCTTCTCCGATGATTATGGCATTTATCTTATCTGTCCAGTAATCAGTTAATTCAAATTCTTGCTGGCCTGCGGAGAGTTTGGACTTGGGCACGCCCCATTCCTCTATGATTTCCTCACGAGTAACCTTCTTGGTGTGGGCTGCCCATGTCAGACCCTTTGCCCCTTTTCCATAGGCTGTGTTGTAAATATCCCACGTCTGAATCAAGGGATGTGTCTGTCCGTCATCATCCTTGTAAACGTAAGCTAACCTGGCAAATGACCCGAACACGACAGAATAGAAAGCCCTCTGCTGTCTGAGAGAGGACATATCAACGATATTCAGAAGCCTCTCATCGTTCCAGTTAAGACACCCATAGAAGAATCGCTCGATATTGTTGGCTATTGTTCTCTCCGGCTCAACCAATAAATCAAGCGGAAAACGCACATTTAGCTTGGCATCTATTAGCATCGCAATGAGTTTATCGGCATAGACTCTTGGAGCGTTAGATGTATAGCCGAAATAACCACGCTGAGGGGAGTATGGTTTCAGATTGTAAAGATTATAGTCGCCGTCCCAACGTGCCTTCTTTTGAAGCCAAACGGTATTGTTGCGAAACTCGGAAATCTTTTTCCGAATCTTGCCGATTTCCATTAAGTCGTTGTTCGTCTTTACTTTTTTGGCCATTTAAACCCCTTAAAAAGGTATGTCGTCCGAATCCTTAGCTGCGTCCTTCGCCAGTTGTTCCAGGTCAACTCTCTCTACTTTGGGCATCCCCATCCTCGCCCGATTTTCCATCGCCCGAATCATGTTCTTCATCCTGGGGTGCATATCAGAGAGGCAGATAACCTCGCCTACTTTATCAATGACGAATGCAGGCTTGTCTCTGACAATGACAGTAAGAGGGAGCACTGACATCAGTTTGTCAGCTCCGCTATAGTGCATTATTTTTCCAACTTCCGCTATGGTAAGGATTTTCACTTAACCTCCTAAAATTGCCTTATCTTCCCGTAAGCACTACTCATATTGGCGTATCCGAGCATATCAACCAGCCCGTAGCACAGTGCCTTGCACGCATCGTTATTCTTATCGTCAGGCACATCGCCAATCACGTTGCCATCTTTGTCAGAGCGCCATTTGTAGATTTCCTGGCGGTCTGTAATGGGGTTGGTGCAACCGCCCATTTCAGAGATAAGCCCACGACATTTTGCGTTGATATATAACTTCGGCCTGTTAGTTATCGGATTAACCTGAAGGCAAGATTTGGCTCTTTCGATACCGTCTATAATCTGGATTTTCTGTGAACTGAGATGTATCCCCCCTTCCAGCAACCAGATTTCGGCGGGAGCTGGCATCCCCTGATGCTGAGTCCCTGCCACATCAATACATCCCGCTTGTACCTTCGTCCACCACTCTTTTTGCATGGCGGCCTTGACCATCTGAGAAGTAACAAGCCCATGTTCGTAGATTTCGTCTACGATATAAACTTCCTCACCCTTCTTTTGAGCGGCCAAGACAGCATAGTAGTGAGAATAACCAGGGTCTACCCAGATGTAGACAGGATATGTGGGGTCAAACTCGAATCTTCCCCCGATTCCGGTATGAATTTCGTTCCTAAACTCATTAAATACAAGTCCAGTAGGCGGACACGGAACACCACCGAAGCGTTCCATGAACCATTCTTTTGAGAACATCGCCTCCAAACGCTTGATTTCAGGGTCATTGCGTCCACCAGGGTAAAGAGCCAGGTTAGACCATGAGGGAACAGAGAATGACTTTGCCCCTTCATTGTTTGGGGCTAACCAACGAAGATATAAAGACGGATACCATCCCAAACTATGTTCAAACGTGCCGGACAGAAGCAGTTTGCCCTTTTTAGGAGCGATTCTGCCCTGAAGTCTCAGATAGGTCTCATAATCCAACTGGGATGCTTCACACCCGATGATAAAATTAGGTGCTTCTGACGCCAACCTACGAGGGTCTTTAGCCGATTTTGTAGTAATTCTTATGCCTAAAGCTGGAATGAAAATTTCCCCAGGGTTAACTTGTTTGGTCGCTTCGTAAATAACACCGAGCTTATCAAACCCTTCACAAATGTAGCGATACTCCCTCTCCGTCCTTTCATAATCGGCAGCTACCAGCCACGTTAAGGGGTTTTCAAAGAATTGTGATAGAAAATCATTAGCTGACAGGTAAGACTTACCGCCCTGCTCTCCACCGGCTACTAGTCTGACTCTCTCTTCGCAATCATGTACCGCTTGCTGTTCTGGAGAGGGCTTATAGCCTATCTTCTCGAATATGAGTTGACGTTGCTCCTTTGTACTCACCTATCTCTCGCCCACCAGGGCATACCAGTCACCCGTACAAGTTGATGCCCCGGGGTCAACATCTGCTGTGGCCGTGAATTTTGTCCCATCAGCATCAGAGTCCTTTGAAGTCACCGAAACTTTGCCCGAATTTCCCCATCCGGTAACAGTTACTGCAACTCTAGTTGGGGCTGCGGCCAACCCGTGAGCGACCTTTACCGTAGTCGCTCCATTTGCGATGGTGAAAGAGCCGGATGCTTCAGTCTTCCAGCCGATGTTGTCATGTACTCTGCTATTTGCCCCCGTAGCAGTTATTGTCCCTACGCTTCCGTTCTGGATGTTGTTATCGTGAATATCGTTTCGTGCCCATGTGGCATCTTCAGTAACGAAAGCTGAAGGTGTGGTAACGTTATTCGCTACATGGCAATCGTGAATATTACAACCACCACCAGCCGCTTCTCCCGTAATTCCCAATGCAATATGAGGATAGGTGCTGGCTGCGGCTTGTCCCGCCTCAGAGAATGCCACGTCCGCTACTTCAATAGCAGCCGCCCCATTGGTGATTCTGAGATTTTCGTATTGAGGAGTGTTTAGAGTCCCGCCGATAATCTGTCCTGCACCACCGGCAGAAATTACGATATTCGCCCCCAAGTTCTGCCAAACAAAGGCGTTTATAAGAAAGTCGGCAGCGCTGATTAGATAGATGCCGTGATACTGTTGCCCTGTCGTGCCATTGTCGTGAATAAAGGATTGGTCAACGAAAAGAGCATTGATATTCATGGTAGAGTAAATGCCGTGTTTCTTGTTTTGCCCGATGTCAGTACGGCTTATAATCGGATAGTCGCAACGTACTCCTGATGAGGTGATATTGAAATAGATACCGTAGTCGTCAAAGTCTCTTATATCAACTTCATCGGTAAAGAAATGGTCTCCGTTGGTAATCTCTATCCCCGAACCGCCAGTATTATTTGCCGAACGTCCCCTTAACCCGATGTGGGAAAACCCACCCACCCTTGTAGAGATACTCGTCCCATCCCCTATTTTGAAAATACCATCGTTGTTATACGAATAGATGAGTGCTGAATCTTTGCCTGAACCGATGGTGAAAATGACCTTCATCCCTTGGTTGACTCTCGCATCAAAGCGATAGTCTCCCTCAGTAAGTTGAATGACTCCGGTGGAGAGTTCATCCATGAGCATGATGTAGTCGGCTTCATCATGGTCGAAGTCGCAGACTATATCCGCTATTTGCTTGCTTCGAGCTGATGAATTATGGGCGGCCATAGTCAGCCAGGTGGATTTGTCCCTGCTATCGGCAAACCTCATCTAATATCTCCACTTGGTCACGGTGTAGTTGTTGGTAACTTCTGCCGGAGTAAGGACATCGGAATAAAGCCGCACTTCACCCATAGAGCCTGTTAAAAATGTTGTTCTTTCTATGTTCCTGAAGATGGTGATTTCATCATTGTAGTTATCTATCACGGCATCAGCCGTCAGGGTGTTGGCAGAGACGACTCCGTTGACATAGACCAACCCTGTAGGACGGGCGAAAGTGCAAACAACGTGAGTCCAGGTATCAGAGGTGAAAGCTATCGAGGCTGTAGCATAAAGAGATGTCCCATCGCACACATGAAATTGAAGGTTAGTAGCCCCCGCCTCAACACGTATTCCCCAGCCGTGCTTTGCTGAACCGAAGATACCTCTGGCAATGATATAGGGATAGTCAGCCGGAGCTACGGCCTTGAACCATACCTCGATTGAGAAGTTGTTGGTGAACCCGAAGACGGCATTGTTGGTAACTTCTATAAGGTCATCGCCGTCAAACACCCTGCCCTGACTTCCCCACGTTGCCCCTGTGACGGTGACGGTATGCTGAGAAGAGCCTTTTGATGTGAAAGATGCTGCCTGTTTATCAACTGACCAGAACGGGACGTAAAGAACGAGATTATCACGGACAAACGGAGGCCATCCGCCACCGTTCTTCTCGTTCATTAAGATGGTCTGTATCTGGCGCTTCCTTAATTCTTCAGGACTCAGCATTATTTGCTCCTATTGGAGTGATGGAGTCAGTCTGTTTGGTGATTACCGCATCCCAGGGGGAAGCAAGACGCGGTACATCCTTCGGTTTCTCGACAGTAACGGTCTGCTGCCCGGTAACACGCTTCAATTCTTCAAGAAGAGCCTGCATTTTGGAGTCCACCGAACTGACACGGTAGTTGTCTCTGAACTCCGGGTAAATTCCTTTAATGAGAAATATCTTGGCAATGATGTTTTTCTCATTGGAAAGAGCTTCAATCATGCGGTCTCCAAAGGCTTCCCTCGCTGTACGGCACATGCCGGAGAAGTCCTTGTCATCTCGAAGCCAATGCCGGACTCTTACAGCCGGATAACCAAGTAAATCAGCCGCTCCCGTTGGTGTAACCGCCTTGCCGGATTCGATTGTCTCGATAATCTGTAGTTTGGCCTGGACTATTGCCTCATCAGATAGTTGCTTTTCATTCTTAAAGACAATGGGTTTCCTTTGTTGCCCTCTTCCACTATTGGTATGCCTTTTATCGTTGGGCTTCTCATAAACAGCCTTCATCTACCAGCCGCTCCATAATCAGAACTTTTATACCAGCGCCATATGCCCCGTATGTGAAAGGCAGATACCTTCTTCCGCATCTGAATATCACAATCAGGACAATTTAGCTTCACATTAACTTTCGTTATTACTTCTTCTTCCCGCTTGCACTTCGGACACTCGAATTCATAAATAGGCATACTTGACTTTTAACCTCGTTTATGGTAGATTAAGCAGATGGTAAATAGACTTGATTGGTTGCGTATGGCTATCCGAAAAATGACCTTCCGCCAGGAAATCTACAAAGTTTTACGTGAGGAACTGTCTGCCCTTGGCTACTGGAAGAATAAACCCAGGGGTAATCCATCTAAGGGATATAAAGCAATGAAGGAGCGATGATGGACACCTCCGAAACCTACATAAAGATGTGCGAGAAGGCGGGGGAAATACAGGGCAATTGGAAACCCGCGATAGATGATTTAGTAATTTTCCGAGATTATGGGCGATTCGATAAACGCCAATATGCCCGCCCCCTCACGTTTATAGATAACTCTGGTGAATGCTACGTATTATTTGACGAATATAGAGGACGCAAGAAAGACTGTTTCTACTGGCTACCCCATCAAGACCAGTTGCAGGAGATGGTGGGGGAAAAGGATACTGAGGAACTCATAAATACCTTCCTTTGGTCGTGTGGTTACATCGGATGGGATGAATTCTGGCATCCAGAAGATAAGAACGTCACCTCTTCATCCTTGGAACAACTGTGGCTGACTTCCGTGATGAAAAAGAAGTATGGGAAGACTTGGAATGGTCAGGAGTGGGTTACCAATGGATATTAACGAGAAAGCTAAAATTAGGAATTTCGTGCTACAAGGAACTTGCCTCTAAAGATGACTTTAGATTCGCCGCCTTCTCTAATGACCTCAATACATACTCGGCAGCATCTTTACATCCTCTCTCTTTCGCCCTAACCACCAACCAGTCCTCAAGTGCAGGGTATAACTTTAATGTCAAACCACCCTTTTCAACGGGCAATTTCAGCCTATCTCTCAGATATTCTCCAAGACTTAATTCCCCCGCCTCTTTCTCTAACCTCTCCACTACCTCGTTCGGCAACCTCACCGTCACCGCCTTGCTATTCCCTTCCGTTAATCCCATAGCTTTGTTTACATCCTGTTTTATTAAAATTACGATGTATACATATCAATAGGCGTGAGCATCCCCCTTTCCCCGATGTATACATCCTTTTTGCGTTTTCTAACCACTGGAGGGTGGATATGATATATTCCGTTTCACCTGGGGTTCATGCCACCCCTCTACCCTCATTCCCAGTCTGCTTTAGGGCGTACAATAAATCTTATGCAAACCCTATTCGTAGCTAGGTTAACAGTATAGCTTTACATTTCTAGTTATTTGGGGGTTATTTGAGGGTCGGACATACCAGGAATGTCAGGCACAACTTAGCTTTGGGAAAGTTCTTTCAAAAACCCCGGCTGCTCGCTTAACCCTTCCCCCCGCCCATTCCGGCCCCACCCTTAGCTCATTGTTAGTCATCTGAAAAGACAATTGAGGCCACACTGACCTGGCCTTGGAAGACCACGCCCTCAGGGATAGAGTAGCTTCCCATGCGGCCATCGAGGGGCAAAACCTTGCGGCACAGTCCCTCTGACCACACCCCTACTACTTTGCTTTTTGAGTTTGCTCTGATGAACTTATTACCCCGGAGAGTTACGAGCGTCCCATCTGTTATTGATTTAGATAATTGGTATTCCATACTAGCTTTACGGACTACACCGAGTTGGGAAACTGAATCATCTTCAATCACGCCTAGCCTGCTCCTTTCGCAATCTCTCAACGTTTGTCAAACAACAACACTGAGGGAACTATCTAATGCAATAGCCCAACTATCCATATGGATTGCACACCCTAACGGCGGGATTACCCTTGCCTTATGCCACGCTTTACGATAGTAAGACAAAACTCGGAAATTGCCATCCTCTTCAAATATTGCATAGAACCGATTATTAAACTTAAGAGAAAAAGCATTAACTACTCTTGTCATACCAGCTCCAGTCCTCAGTATCCGGCCTTTTGTCCTTACTCTCGAACTTCCTGGCAACCTCGTCCTTTTCCTCTGGTGTTTTCAGATAATTAGGCTTAAATTTTGGGTTGTTTTCTGCCATATCTTCCAAAGCTAACCCACGCTCAAAATATTTATTACCCTTATGCCTGTAACCCACTTGACAACAATCTTCCCTATATAGTAGGCTGTAAACAGGGTTAAGAAGATGATTACCACGATAGTTTTGGTCAGCCTTGCCTACTACTGGCTCTTACTAGAGTCAAACTTCCTGAGAATCAACCTGTGTCAATCAGGCTATGATTTAGACTTTGATTCAGAGAGGCCAGATGAGGATTACGACTATTACAATTCTGAAGATTTTATTGAGGCCATGAATGACCTGGACGAATTCATTATTAAGGAAGCTGCCTACCTGAAGTGGTTAGAGTATCCGGTAGTTGCCAGGTGGACTTTCAGACCTACTCCTAAACAACGAGCCGCAGCCCATAAATATGACGACTACCCTCAATATAGATGGATGGATTTAGAAGAGAAGCGAAGAGCACGCCGTAATGGTGAAATGATTTACCAGAGAGGTCGTTAAACATGGACATCAATTACTTATGCCGTCACTACGGGTTCAAACCCTGGCTTGGTACTCTTCCTGGCTGGGACTGGACTTATGAGCATAAGGACGTTGTTCCACCTACTCAAATTGAAATGGACTGCGGGGGTGTTCGGCATACCATGAACATCAAAAACCCTGCTATAATGAGGGACGTGGTAAAGAGTATGAGGAGGTAA